CATGACGTATGCCCGTCCGGCATGTCGTACTGCCCGCCGGGTGTCGCGATGGGCTATCTCGAAGACCTTGGCGCCGCCAAGCTCTTCCCGAAGGCTTTTGAGTCGCTGAAGATGAGCGACGCGCCTTCCTCCCCAAGCGATGAAGTGCGCTCAGAGCTCAAGAATGAAAAGATGCAGGCCAGCTACCGACAGCGCGCTGAATCTGCTGTCATGAAGGCTTTTGGTACGCTTGAAGGCCGCGAAGCCGACATTGAGCGCATCGTCAGCAACCTCGAACGTAAAAATCGCAAGATCAATAAAGGAAAACTAGAATGCTCACAGAACGAGGACGCAACATTCACGCCTGTTCCTGCTCCTACAGCTTCAAGCGATCTGCCGACGTCAAGCTCCACGACGCCGACCTCCACACCGAAGTCGACCACGCCTGGCCAGAGCTTGCAGTATTCGGCAAAGCTGATGGAACTCAACCCCGAGCTAGAGAAGGGCGGCCAGTACCTCGCCCGCCTGTCGCCGGGCCAAGAGGGTGATAAGGCGCGCTACGTATTCGACAAGACGGCGTTCCTCGCTCTCGTTGAAAGCGACCACTTCGCCAACATTGTGACGCCGGGCGTCAAGTTCTTCTGCCCGATGCACACGGGCGAAGAGCTTGTTGACGGCTTCATCTCTATTGAGAAGCGCGTGGACGACCTCCTCGTCGTGTCGCATGACGGCACCGGCAAGAGGGGTACAACCACGCCGTCGGAAGTGCAGAAGATGCTCCTTGAGTATCACATGCCCATGTTTGCAACTAAGGGCGACTGCTCTGAGTGCGAAGGCTGTGAGGACTGCGAGGAGTGGGACGACGAAGCCGAGAACATGTCGGATATGATCGTCAAGGCTACCGACATGACAACTCACGTTGATGTTGTCAAAGCTGACGGTATTCCTGACGAATACAACAAGCCGCGCCGTATTCGCCAAGGCGAGCCCGGCTACGGCAAGAAGAAATTCGTCGTCAACGCTCGTAATGGCGAAGGCAAGACGCGCGTTATCCGTTTTGGCGACGCCAACATGGAAATTCGCCGCGATGATCCCAAGCGCCGCGCCAATTTCCGTAGCCGCCATGGCTGCGATACGCCGGCCGGCAAGGACATTTTGACCGCCAAATACTGGTCCTGCCAGCAGTGGCGCGGGTCTGAAAAGGTCGTCAAGAGCAACACGGCGCTGCAGGATTGGGGTACGGTGCAGCCTGAGCATGAGCTCAAGCGCGTTGAGGCTCAGGCCGTGTACGTCGAGGCGATGCGTCGCGCGCTTGCAGGTGAGATGGACGATGAGACAATGCTGGCGATGAGCCGCGCTGTTCTCGCCCGCGACTACGACAAGGTCCTTCGTCTGGCCAAGGGCGAAGAGGGCGTCAAGCCCGTGTCCGTACCCCATGAGTCCCGTGGTGGTGCTGCTTCTGCGCGTGTCCGTGTTCCTTCTGGCGGCGGTGCGGATCATCCGGGTCCCAAGGCGCTTCCGATTGGAGCACAGCGCCAGCGCAATGACGGCATCTACGTCAAGACCGGCGAACACAAGTGGTCTAGGCAAGGCGAGCATGTTCGCGGCAAGAAGAATCCGGCTGAGGGCCAGTCTTCAGGCCCGTCCGCTTCCGAAGAGTCGCTTCGTCAGCGCATCATGAAGCTTCGCGGGCGCCTTCGCGGTGCAACCAGCGAGGAGCGCGGTCGCATCGTGACTGAGCTGACGAAGCTCAAGGCTCGCTTGAAGCAAGCACGTCGCGCATCGGGACGTGACACGAGCGAGCCTAAGGCAATCAAGAAGGGCGGCGAGGGTATGGAGAAGGCTGTGTGGTCGACCGCCAAGGTCAACGACCTGCCCGACTCCGCGTTCTTCTACATCGAGCCCGGCGGAAAGAAGGACTCGGAGGGTAAGACCACGCCGCGTTCCCTCCGTCACCTGCCTTACCGCGATGCTTCAGGGAAGATCGACCTCCCGCACCTCCGTAATGCTCTGGCCCGCCTTGCCGGGACGGACATTCCTGAGTCGGTAAAGGCCGGTATCCGCAAGCGCGCTGAGCGCTTCCTGGAAAGCACCAAAGACGAGAGCGTTAAGAAGGCCAACTTGGCCATCGCCGGACTTGTTGACGTAAGTTCGCAGGCGACTGACCCTGTTGACCTCTGGCTTGCCAAGGGTCTTGTACCCACGGCCGAACTCGACCGTTACATCCTTGAGTCCGAGGGAACCTTCACGGACTTCGCTGAGGACCTCTCGGTCGCCCCGACGATTGTGCGCAGCCAGGCTCACTACCTGCGCATGGCCAAGGGACCCCTCGCGCTCCGCGCCCACTACATGACCGTTAAAGGGTCCAAGTCGTGATAGAAAAAACCGCCGAAAGCACTGAGACGATCGCCAAGGGCGAGATTCCGAAGGAGCTTCTTAAGCCCGGAGGAGAGGTGCGCTTGGCGTCTCCGAAGGCGGCGAACCTCGACCCCATGAGCTCGATGTGGCTCACGGCCCAGTCGATGTTCCCGTCGGATATCCATCAGGGAACGGGCATCCTCTCGTACACCACGCTACGAGCGATGTCCCGTATCCCCTACATCGCTGCCATCCTTCTAACCCGTATGAATCAGGCTTCGGACTTCGCTGTTCCGCAGCCTGATCCTTACAGCATCGGTCATGTCATCACCCCCGATGACAAGAAGCGGGCGCTGACGAGGAAGGACAGGAAAACCATCGCGGAAATCGAGGATGTGATTCTCAATGCTGGCCGGGAGTACTTTCCCGGCGGCTTTGAGTCGTTCCTCCGCGCGATTGTGCATGACACTCTCGTCTACGACCAGGTCAACGTCGAGAAGGTGATGAATCATACCACGGGCAAGCCCCGTGCGTTTGTTCCCGCCGACCCGACTACGTTGCGCCGCAAAGCACCCGACCGTAGCCAGATCAAGGACATGCGATGGGATATCCGAGACACCGGCTATATCCAGGTCCTGAATAATCGCATCGTCAATGAGTTCACGCCCGACCAGATGTCATGGTGGATTCGCAACCGCGAGACCTTCATGTATCGGAACGGCTACGGTGCTCCTGAGCTTGAGAAGGCGGTATCCATTGTGGCCGCCCTCGTTAACGCCATCACGCACAACACCGTGAACTACACGACGGGCATTCACTCCCAGAACCTCATCGAGGCCGGTATTATCGGCTCGGATGACCGGATGTCGACGCTGCAGCGGGTCATCGAGGTTTCGACCTCGGGTATCCGCCACTCCCGCCGCACTCCGCTCTTCCAGGTCAACCCGGCTCTCCAAGAGTACTTGAAGGTCCACCCCCTCGGTTCGACCAACAAGGAAATGGAGTTCTCGGAGTGGATTAACTTCCTCAAGAAGCAGCTATGCTCTCTTTTCCAGATGGACCCTGCCGAGCTCGGCGACATCTTCGGAACGGAAAACCAGAAGACGCAGGTCGGGTCATCGTCTCCGACAGACCGGATTATCGCTTCTAAGGAACGCGGACTTCGTCCGCTCATGCGTACTATCCAGCGTTGGATCAATGAGTTCATCATTGAGCCGCACTGGCCTGGCTACCGCATGTCTTTCCGTGGTTTCGATAGCGTGACCGAGGAAAAGAAGATCGAACTCGACCTGAAGGCGGTGGCGACTTTCCTTTCGCCGAACGAGCTTCGTATCGAGCGTGGTCTTGAGCCTTGGGACGATCCAGTTTCCAAGCGTCCGCTCAACGCTCTTTACACAGCTTATATCCAGAACGAGCTGGTTAAAGAGCAGGCTCCGATTGAAGACGACGTAGAAACGCTAATTGGTCGTTGAACCAACTTGATTGCTAGGGCAGTGTTCGCGAGGAGAGTTTCTTTTCGTGAACACTGCAACGCAACCACAGCTCGTCAGTTTCGGTGGCCTTTCGTCCGGCTTCGACTCGTCGATTTTTCTCGATGAGGATCGTTTCCGGCTTTGGACGCCAGCTTCCGTAACCATCGAGGGTATATCGAAGGGCTCCAAGACGAAGCCTCGTCTTGGTCGCATTTCCGGTATTGCCACTTCGGAAGCCCCTGACGAGGATCAGGATATTGTTGACCAGGAAGGTCTCGATTGGGACTACTTCATCGGTAAGGGCGGCCAGAAAGGGCACGGCCTTATTCTGCTGGAGCACCCTGTTGGTGTCATCAATACGATTGGATATCCTGTCAGCATTGAGTTGACGGAAATACAATCAGCAATCACAGGGCAGATGACTAAGGCAACCAAGGTCACTGCCGACCTTTATCTCGAAGATAAGATGGGTCGCTCCACCTACAAAAAGGCTCGCGTAATGAAGCGAGCTGGTGCTCAGCGCTCCATTGGCTTTTCGATTGAGGGTGGTGTTCAGCAGCGCGTTGGAAAGCGTATCGCAAAAGCTCGCGTAAAGTGGCTTGCTGTGACCGCTGCTCCGCGCAATCACGATTCGTGGTGGGAGCCAATGATGATGTCCGCCAATGGTGCGACCATCACGAAGGCGCAAGTCGGTTACCCTATGCAGGGTGCTGGCTATGTCGGTGAGATTGCACCGTTGGTTGCGCAATCTCTTCAAGGTGCTCAAGTAATCGATCGCGACAAGCTGGTGATGCAAATCGCTAAGACTTGGTCGCAAGAGCTTACTTGGTCGCAGGCTGAGAGTGTTTTTGATCACATTGTTCAGTCCCTGACGGCGAAGGGCATTCGCGTCGGACCTCAAAACAAGGCAGGAAAACCATGATTAAGGGAAAGGCGAGCGAGCTGTTCCAGAAGCTCCTTCCGACGCTCGGGGACGACGAAGCCCGAGCCATCTGCACTGAGAAGATCCAAAAGGGGCAGCTTGAGGACGACCTCGGCGCCGCTCCGATTATCGGCCAGGTTGAGATGAGCAAGCTCATCGAAGACCTCGCCAAGGCTTTTGTTGCCGACCAGACCCCCGCGCCTGCGCAGCGTATCGTCAAGGGCTTCGTTGGTAACGAGGACCTCGACGGCTTTGCTGACCTTGAGGCGCAGGTTTCCGCCCTCTCGGCGCAGTCTGACCGCCACTACAGCCAGCTTGCGAAGGGCCTTACCGCCCTCGGCAACATCGAGAAGACGGTCCTCACGACCCTCGCCGAGATGGACCGCCGCAACGCCGAGCTGACCAACACCGTTGCCGAGCTCCGCAAGGGCCTTGAGGCGATCACCAAGGGCGGCCCCAAGTCGACCCAGGCTGTCGCCGTCGTCCCTCACCCCGCTGAGGCGGCCCGCACCGGCGTCGAGGGCGTTGTTGCCCAGGTCACCGGCAGCGGCGAGGTCGATCGCGAGATCGCCCTCTTCTCGAAGATCGAGACGTTCTGCAACGAGACCATCGCCAAGGGTGGCGTCAGCGACGACCGCAAGGCCGAGCTCCGCTTCGCTCTCGGTGAGATGTTCTCGGGCGCTTACCCGAGCGACGTCAACACCCGTTACAACCTCGGCCTCTCGGCCTGATCGACGGCCTCTAATAGGAGACTAACACATGATTCCTCAGGATCTTCTCGCAGGGTTGCCGCCGGAAGGCTTTGATGCCAGCGTCGGCGAGCTCCGTAAGCTCAACCAGGCTCTCCGTGCTTCGGCGATGCTTGGCCTCCGTAAGGGTGGTGTGAACTACCCGCTCCAGGGCGTCGGCTATGACAGCGGCACGCTTCCGGGCGGTGAGTTCGCTCCCCTCGTCCCCCAGTCCATCCAGCCCATGCTGGACAACGCGACCTTCGACGATGAGCACATTGTCGCTTGGAAGCTCCTCGCCAAGACCTCGGCTTCGTCCCCGATGCACGAGTACAACGTTCGCCGCAGCTACGGCTCGGCCGCGCTGAACCCGTTCGTCCGCGAAGGTGGCGTGCCCGCCATCAGCGAGTCGTCGTTCGAGCGTAAGGTCATCCGCGTCAAGTACGCCGCGACCTTCCGTCAGATCACCGACGTCGCCTCGATGACCGGTATGATGCACCCGTCCCCCCAGGCGATTTCGATCGCCTCGATGGACGGTATGATGGAACTCGTCCAGAAGATGGAGTCCTACCTCTTCCACGGCGACTCCTCGGTCAACCCGCTTGAGTTCGACGGTATCTACAAGTCGATTCGCGCTGGCGCCCCGACCAACTTCCGCGATGCCGAAGGCTCCGTTACCTCCCTTGAGGAGCTCCAGGAGATCATTGGTCGTATGACCAATCCTCCGTACTACGCGAAGCCCACGGAAATCTGGTGCGACCACCGCGTGTGGACGAACCTCCAGAACCAGATGCTCAGCAAGTACGGCCGTATGGAGATTTCGCAGCAGCGCGACATCTACGGCGGTGTCGGCAAGCTGTTCGTCTCGACCGCGCACGGCAATATCCCCATCCTCTCGATCCCCTTCCTCGCTCACCGCGAGCACCCGATTTCGCGCCCCGAAGGCGACGCCGCTCCGGCGGTTATCGCCCCGACCGCTGCCTACCAGGCGGCTGTCACCGGCTCGAAGTTCAAGACTGCGGACGTGACGGGCAAGGACTTCCACTACATCGTGGAGGCGGTCGGCGACGAGGGTGTCGTCAACTTTGCGGCCACGGCGGCTGTCTCGCACTCGGCGGCTGGCGGTTCGACCCGCCTCACCATCAACGATGCGGGCGTGCCCTCCTTCGGCAGCAACTCGATCCGCTACTACAACGTCTTCCGCGCGGACGTCGCGACGGGCGCTGGCGCCCCGACCGACCCGAACGATTTCTGGTTCGTCGGCCGCTTCGCTCGCAACCTCGTTGCTTCGGGTACCCACACCCGCTTCGACGAGATCAACGAGCATCGTCCCCAGAAGTCGCCGGTTTACATCCTCACAAACCGCCGCGACTGCATGGAGTGGGTCAACTTCCTTGACCTCACCCGCCGCCCCATCACCGTGTCGCGTAGCGCCACGACCCAGTTCATGATCATGCTCTTCGGCGCGCTCAAGATGGGCGTTCCGCAGAAGCACTGGATCCTGGACAACGTCGGCTACACCTGATAGCGACATCAGGTGACTGATTGAAGGGGGAGGAGGCCAACGCCGCCTCCCCCTTCTTGCTTTCAAGGAGTCAAAAATGCGTGTTCGTGCCCTTCGTGAACTGCCTTCCAACGGAAAAATCGCCTTCGGCCCGCTCCTTTTCGCCTGTGATGAGCGCGGCGTTCTCGACCCGCAGCCTACAGACCTTCAAGTCTCCTCGATGAAACTCGATGGCTACTTGAAATGGGTTGAAATCGAAGGTGCCGAGCCCGCGAAGGTTGAGCCCATCGCATTCAATCTCGATAGCAAGGCTTCGCACCCATTCGCCGTGGCGAATAACGAGCCCAAGACGCCCAACCTCGTCAAGCCGGTCGAAGATGAGGACGATGTATTCCTCGATGTCGAACCGCCAAAAGTTGTCCCTGCTCCAAAACCCAAGAACGAAGACTACTCCAAGCTGTCGCTCGCCGAATTGAAGGATCTCTGCGACGCTTTCGACATCAAGTACGCTTCGAATACCACCAAAGCCAAGCTAGTTGAGCTGCTCAAGGGGGTCTGAGCCATGCCAATCACCGACATCATCACGCCTGAATATATGAAGAACGCCGTCCTTCCGACGGTGAGGTTCGTCAGCCGTGACGGTGTCCCGGTGGGCGACGACTTTTTCCTCCGAATGGTCGATAATGCGGTCGGTGAGGTCGAGGAAATGACCGGCCTCACCCTCCGCACCGACCATCGCAAGCTCCATGAAGAGCGCCACGACTCTTTGGAGTGGCACGACGAGACGTTCTACCTGAAGAAGACGCTTCGTCGCCCCCTACAGCGTGTCGAGAAAATCTCGATTGTGTGGGCGAACTTCCCCGGATACGCGCTGGAGCCTGAGCGAACGTTGCTGCGCTCGAACAAGTACGGGCAGGTGCAGATTGTGCCCGGCCCAACGCTCAGCTCGCACCCATTCTTCCTCACCTACTGGGGTGTCGGTTGGAATGACCGCCCGGAATACATGCCCGGCCTCATCAAGATCGACTTCTACGCCGGCTTCGATAAGCTTTTGGCGGGCACGCACAGCGTTTCCGCCAACTCGAATACCGTGACGGTCACCAACGACACGACCAGCGTCGCCTACGGGCTTGAGGTTGGCCAGTGGGTCAAGATTGGCGGGCAGGTCCGACGCATTTCCTCGGTGGTTGATGGCTCGACCTACAAGGTTAACGGTGTCTTCACATCGACCTACTCCGGCGACGCCATTCACCTTTCTTATCCGAGTACCGCTCTGGCCGCCGTTTCTGCTTTGGCGGCCATTCCCATGCTCAGCATGGCCGGATCGTTAGTTTATGGTGCAGGCGTCACAGGTAAATCGCTGTCGATTGACGGCATGTCGCAGTCTAAAGGTCTCGATCCTCGCGGCCCTTATGCCAACTGGCAGAAAGAGCTTCGAGCTGTCGCAGACAACGCGATGCGCGCTCTGCACGCTGACTACACCCCGGTTCGCGGCTTCTCTGTCTGAGGTAAGCTATGCCGACACTTCGCCTCGTACAGCCCAAGTACATCGAGCCGGAGTCGATCGATTTCGATATCGACGAGTTCCGACGGGCGCTTTTCCAGAAGGGCCGTGAGTTGACTTGGGATTGGTCCACCTCGTGCCCTTGCCAGATGAGTATCACCTCCACAGGTCGATCAAGCCTTGTCTCTCAGAACAGGATTGACTGCCCTGCCTGCAGAGGTAGCGGCATCATCTATTCGAACCGCCAGACCACCATCGGTATGTTGACCGATGCGATGCTGGATCAGAAGTTCTTCAACCTCTATGCGCGCTATGCTGAGGGCTCAGTATTCATCACCTTGCTGCCTGAGCATGTGCCCTGCTTGAATGACAGGTTCACGCTTACGCGCGGCATCGTGGTCTACGAAGAGACGGGTATGCGTCACTCAGCGACAGTTGAGCAGCCGCGCTTCCCTATCGTCAAGAGGGCGATGTATCTCGGCAGTGAGTCTGACCCCACGGAGCCTGAGCTGACCGAAATCGGCGTGCTGTACTGCCGCGCAGCGGGACTCAATGGGCAGATCCTGCCTACAGAGTACGAAGAGAACGTCCACTTCACTGTCACTGATGACGGCGAGATCGACTGGACCCTCGCAGGCGCGGGGGCTCCTCCTATCGGCGCTAGGCTGTCCCTTCGCTACTATGGGCGACCCTGCTTCGTGGTCAGAGGCTTTCCGTTCATTCAGCGCGATCTCTACCAGAACAACGCATCTTCAATGGATACGAGGTACCTGGGCTTACACCCTATCAAGATCATCTGTGTTCCAGAGTTCCTCGGCGCGCGTAATCCTCCTGTTGTCGGCGACGTCACCGTTCCCGATACGTACCCGTCACAGGACCTTCCATAAGTGAGAGGGCTGTGGTCGATAATAATGACATCAGAGTCAGAAAACAGCGCTTAGCTTATTACGAAAAATCGTTACAAGCTGAAGTACAGGCTTTTACTTCTCAGATTATGACTAAGAAGTTGTCTGGCTTAAGTGCTGACGCTCTTAAAGTCTTGTTGTCTCGTATCGATCAGGCGTGGCGCGCTATTGCTCAAAAGAAGCTGGGAGGCGCGAAAGCTCATTATCTTCCTAGATACCTTGCTGGTATTCAAAACGTTCAGATTTCTGGTAATGAAATCAAGTTAAAGCTGATTACGTTTGACGCTGTCAAAGTGGAAATTGGGTGGGCTCCGCCTGACAATAGAAACAGTACAATATCTGACGGCTTGGGTAAGTTTGACAACAGGCCTCATGACCTTAGACCGTTACTTCTCTGGAGCGGTAAAGCTCCAAATAGAAAAATCTCATCCAGCCCTGGTAATAGAGGTAGAAAGAGGGCTATTAAGCTTGGAAAAGGGAAGTGGCAACGTCCTACTAGATCAGGGGCGATGCACTGGAAAACTATCAAGCTTGAAATGGACGAAAAGACTCTCAGAGGCGGGAGCGGTTCGCTGACGGAAGAAGTTATTCAGTGGCTTTACGACCGGTCTATGGTGGATACTGGCGCTACGACTCTAAGAGGCTTGACCGCAAAAGAGGAGGCTAAACAAGCGGGTAAGAGTCTTGCTTCCAAACGTATTAAGCTTTGGCTATCTAAGATAGACGCCATAGAGAAAAGAATGGAAGAAAAGGAACCAGGGCACAAGATTGTCCTTAAATTCTCTAAAAAAGAGGAAAGAGAGGTTCTTCCTCCTACAAAGACTATTCTTTGGCAAGATACGATGAAGAACAGGATTGAGGTCACGCACCGTAATTTCCTGTTTCAAAGACTCCGAATCAAAAAGCAGAAGTCTAATAAGTTCTCTTTCTATCTTTTACGTACAATCAGTGACAGCCCGAAACAAATGCAGAACATGCGGTGGTTCTCTAACGGAACACCTCCGCACAACATTGTTACTGGTGATCCAAACGGAAACGACCTCGCGCACGAGGTCGCTCGTTTGATAGGCGAGGTAGGTATGCCCGCGGCTTTGAAGCAAGCCGCAGCGGCTCCTCCTCCTACTAAAAATGTGAAGATGCCTTCGATTGTCCCGCCCGTCACCTCTGTGTCTGGTAGTATCGCCACTACCAGGGTGAGTGCTGGTGTCGTTCGTCGGCGGGGCGCCGCTACAGCGGCGCCTCCACCCCCGCCTCCCATCGCCGCAGCTATGGCCGCCCCGGCTACGCCCGCTGCTATTGTGGCATCAGCTACTCGTACAGCACCCCCTGCGCCCATGCCTGTGTCGACTCCGACGCCTGTAACTGATCCTCCTGCTCAAGTTAAACAACTTAGCGAGAATGAAAAGATAATGGCTGAGCTTCTAGCCGCTCGTGCAGATCAGGCGCGTCTTAGAGGTGGCGGCGGCGGAGACTACGAGTCTCAGATGGCGGATGAGTCGGAGAAAGAAGAGAAGCGAAATAAGTCTAGGCCGAAGGGCTTCACTAGGGGTTAATTCATGGCTAAGACGATCCTGTCTGATTTTCTCATAGAGCTTTCTCTTGCCAACGCCAGAGAGCGCTTTTTCAGCGGAACATACGCCGATTTCGCGGCTATGTTTGGAGTTACGATTGATCCTGGACTTGTTCAACTTGTCTGGAATCAAATCAATGCGTGGGGAGAGGACGGTTATCGAGTTGAAGCCGCGTTCTCACCTGTGGTTTACAAAGACAGCCACATGATTATCAGCATTGTATGCGAGAACTCTGACTGCGACATGTCACTCGGCTACAACGTTGGAACGGTCCTCACCAACGATAATCCTGTGGAGCGGCGGGTCGAGGCCAATGGCGTTCAGCATGATGTGATTGGTATTTACATCATGGCACCCAACCGAGATGTCCTTCGGCTGATGGACCTCTTCGTGAAAAGCACCCTTATCTTTGACCAAGATTGGTTCATAGAAATGGGCATCAATAGGCCTATTTGGACTCGAACAAGCGACCTTGCCCCTGTTGAAGTGGAAGGTGGTACTGAAACAGTACTGAAGTATGTGCGAAAACAAACTTGGGTCGTCGACAGCGTTTTCGCCCTCAGGCCTTTCGGTGGTCAGATTGTTTCGCCAAAACAAATTCTCGTACATCGTTCAGGCACCTTCGTGAACGCTGTTCCCAACCCAGAGACTCGAACGTACGAAGAACTGAACGGCACAACTGCTGGCGGGGTAACCCCCATGCCTGAAGACTAGGAGCTGACCAATGGCTGGTAGCATCGTTATCAACGGCCAGGAGACCGGGGTCCCCGGTGTCTACGCCATTCCTGAATTCCTGAAGCTCCAGAGCAGGGCACCGCTCACGAGCATCCTCGCCGTTGTCGGCGAGTTTCCGTTTCTTGAGCAGAACACGCCCTACCTCTCGACCGATCAGGCGACCTTCGACGCGCTTTCGCCGTCTAACGTTACTCTCAAGAAGCTGTCGAATATCATCTTCGACGCTTCAAATGACCCTGCGGCGCAGAACAGCCCCGCCGGCGTTTACCTGATTTCTCCGACCGCTACTACGCAGGCGCTTGGTTACCTGCAGGATGCTACGCCTGCAAACTCCATCAAGCTTACCGCTAAGCAGTGGGGTACCGAGGGCAATCGCACCCGGTTCACCATTGTTGAGAACGCCACGTTTGGTGGTTGGGACGTATCGATACGTAACGGCTCGTTTGTTGAGAGCTTCCGGGTTCCGGCTGAGCCGACCCTGCTGACTCTCGACTACGCCCCGACCTACAGCCCTGCGGTCACCATTCCGACTGGCTTCGAGCACAACACCGGCGTGACCGGCTCGGTCACCGGTGCGGTTTCGCTCGCCAACACCGCTGGCTCGGTCAACGTCACTTTCTCCCGCACGGTGGATGAGGGCTGCGTTAAGGTGACCGGCTCTACCGTTTGGTCGTGGTACAGCTACGCTCCGGTTGACGGTGTCCTGACCTTCAACTCGGACGCTCCTGCGACCATCACCACCGGCCCTCTCAACATAGCCATCTCGGGCATCAATAAGACCACCGGTCTTGCTGACACGGAGTCGCTTGTCTGGACGAAGACTGACATTGAGGCTCAGACGGCCAAGGTCTCTACCAAGTCGTGGACCGGCCCCGTCAACGTCCGCTTCCATGAGGCATCTGCGGTCACGTTCAACGGTGAGATCACCATCACCGGCTCGGTGTTCCCGACCTTCAACGCTGCCAACGGCCAGACCTACGTCGCGGACGTCATCAGCTATCTCTCTGGCTACGCTTCAACCGGGTTTACGGTCTCGACCAGCTCGACCCGCACGGCGTCTGTCAAGCTGACCGAGCTCGATAACCTGACTGCGGCCACCCTCCCGCAGACACTGGCTGCCGACCTCTGGAAGATCCAGTCGACGATTGATGCGCAGTCCCTGCTTGTGGATGCTGAGCGCGTCGGTAACGTTCCACCGGACACCAGCACGACCGCGATCCAGTTCTACCTCGCCGGTGGTACTGAGACGACTGCTACGGCAACCGATTGGTCAAACTCCCTCGCAGAGCTTGAGTGGTACGACATCGACGTCGTCGCTCCTCTCTACGACCCCACGGGCACGGCAGCCGCTTCGGATACGATCCTGCCGAAGTTCATTGCCCACGCTCAGAAGATGTGGGGCATCGGAGCCAATGAGCGCATCCTCTGGCTTCCCGTCGGTGACGACGAGAGCTTCTCGCAGCTCACTGCGCGTCAGGTCGCTCACGGTAGCGAGTACGTCTCGATGCCGATCGACGCGGTCTCGCTCGTCCAGTACAACAACCAGACTGAGGA